GATGGGGCCCAGTAACTATTGGTGCCGTCCCAATAGAGCATCTGTCCGTCAGCATCGCCGGCGTTAACTATGGTCGGCTCAACTTCAACAAGTCTTATTTTGATGTTCTCGGGATAAACATTGCGTGGCGGTATTGCCGATACCAATGTGGCCACACATAGAATAAATATTAGTATTGCTTTTTTCATTGTAGCCTTTTAACAAAATCCATAATTAATTATAATTCCCTCTGACTGCACGGCAGCGTTAACAAGAGCATCGTTTCCAAAATCTACAGGTCGGCGGGTTTTAGAGTTGGTTTTAACACCCCATAAGGCATTCGCCTCGGTAGCAACTACATAAGCATTATCCAACATATCTTTTACTTTATTGTAGTGTGGAGTGTGTTGCTTGATAGGCTCTGAAATATATAATGCAATGTTTAGAGCAATAAGTTGTGAGAACCAAGATGGATACATCGCCTCATCTTCGACAAAGACTATGTATTTAATATACACATCGCCGGAATCGACATTAGTTTGCAGTGTTTTGGTAATATTACCGCCGTCCACCAATAGACCAGGCTGGAACGTATATTCAACTTCATCACCATCTACATCAACCATCGCCAGTGGCCTAACGCAGTTATCTGGTAGTGCATATTGATGGTCAGGTCCCGTGGTGGGGTCTGCAAGTTGGGCTAATTGGTTACTTCGGGCAATAGCCCATCTCCAGTCGATAGGCATATCATAAACTAAGTGCCGACAGAAATCGTAAATTGAAGTGGCATATTTTGCGGATTTGGTATTATCGGCAGGTGCAAAGATTTTCTTTGACCCTATAACGAATAGAGCAGCGTTGATAATGTCTGTCTTATTCATTTCAACTCCTAATCTTTATTGTTATTATTTAGTATCTTCGGCCATAAACTGTAATATCGCCAGCCTCTTCGCCGGTAGCAGCATCGGCACCGCAAATAACAAATTGCAGCCACTCTATGCCAGTCGTATCGAGTACAATGACAGCAACCTCGTTATCAGCAGAGTTATAGACCTGTGCATTCGCACCGTCTCCATCTACATCAAGAGGCCATTTAGTTGTCGCATCTAAAACTATCGTGTCGGCCCAGAAAGCAGGGTTGATTTGTACTGTTGAATCTGTATTATCATCTGAGGCGGTGACAGCTATCTGTATGTTATTAGAGTCTGTGCATATACCCACTGTGTAAAATCCGGTAGTTATGTTTGTGCCTGTCACATACGCTATCATAAAAGGTACTGCACCGGCAAAGCTTTCGTTTGTCACAGTAAAATAAGTGCTTTGTGCTGCACCAACATGGTCGTAAGTAACCGCAGTTTCGCTAATCAACTCACCTATAGCATCGCCGCCGTCAGGGTAAACCTTAACCGCCTGAGTTCCCAATATACCAGTACCCTCAGCAAGAACCTGCAACATCCCGTTTGTCTTGCCCCATCCAATTACGGAATAGCTGAATGTATCATCAAGAGCATTGTAGTTCTTACCGCAGATTGCAAACATCCACTTAGAGCCGGGAGTATAGCCCTCGCTTCTTGTATCAGATAGTGTGGGGATTCTAAATGGTCCACCAGCGAGAACAGTAGAGCTATCCTTGCCAGCAAAATTGCCACCGGGCACAGTTTCACTTTCGCCTGTTAAATCATACACGTTACTAAATCTATCACCATCTTCATCAGCAGTCTCGCGGATAAGGTGCCAACTGGATTGATAGGTGTCAAGAGGCTCAGCATCTACTGGAATTACAAAGGCCACAACCATTATCAGAATTAATAGAATTGTTTTCATTTCAAACTCCAAAGAAAAAGAAAAGGGAGAGGCTAAGCCCCTCCCATGTATTAGTCGGCAGCATTAACGGCTGGGTTTATAACACCACTACCACCCGCTGTGTCGGAGGCATAGTTCTCGAAGCAAGTCATTGCATCGTCACCTGTCAAGACAGCAGCAAGGGTACTACCCTCGCCACCAAGGAAGTTCCTCGTAAGTATTCCAGTTGAAGTCGTGCCATTAAGTGCAATCGCTATTGCGGCTTCTGCATTAACGAGAATGTTATCAGTGATAATCGCACTCGTTAAAACTCCAGAGGTTAAGATAGCTCCAGTTGCATATTTCCCATAAGCAGTATTGCCTTGGATTACCAGTCCGGTATTAGCAGCACTCAAGATAGCATTAGATGTAGTAGCAGCAGCAGTTGTAAAGAATTTATTTCCAAGTATCTTTACGTCTGGTGCCAGTGCAGCAACAGAGATATTCACTGTAAACTCTAAGTTAGCAGCGTTATCTTTGAACACGCAACCTTGAATAGTGCTACCATCTGCAGTCGCAGCAACGGTGACACCAACAGCAACATCAGCAATATCACTAACAAACAACAGGCCAACAACCTTACAGTTCGCAGCACTAATCGTCACAGTCGCATCAGCCGCATCTAAAATCAGTGTGGGCATCATCTGACCAGTGGAGGCACCGGAAGCAACCACAGAATTGTAGCTCCCGTTTCCACAGCCTATAATAGTTACACCTGCGACATCGAGAGTAAACAAGCTCGTTGCAGAAGTAGCCTCTGTTTCGGTATGACCCTGTGCTACGAGGATAACATCACCCCGGCCAGCAGTGCATAAATTAATGCCTTCGTCGAGTGTGTCAACAGCGTTATTCCAGCTGGAACCATCACCCTCATTTGTAACACCGGAATCAACGTAGAATATCGAGCCAGTGCCTGGATTAACTCCGAGAGCTACGAGTGTCTCCATGTTACGCAGGGCATTAGTTCCGTAGTCCACCTGCCTACCCGACGAGAACCAGTCGGATGGTATAGGCTGACCCACGGCACCTAAATTATAACCAGACGCTCCACCGAAACAATTTCCGGCCAGAAGTGTGATTATTACAATTAAAAAAAGTAACCTTTTCATGGTATAATCTCCAAAAAAATTAAAGCCAGGCAGGATTAACCCTGCCTGGCAAGTTGTTGTTAGCTTGCAGCTTCAACATGGTCTACCTGCAATGCAGCTTCCTCTGGAGAATCTGCTAGTGCCGCAAAAAGAGTTCCTGCGGTTGCGTTGGTGAACATATTGAAATACAATCTTACATACCGCTGATACTGCATTACCGGCATTGGGATATTGAGCAGCAGAGCACCTGCTGTCAATTGAGCAACAGCCCATCTACCTAAGAGGTAATCCTTAAGTACCGTTCCAAAAGCGGAATCGGTATCCGTCTGCATTCTGATTTCCATACTTACTGTAGTAGCAAACAGAGTTCCAACTTTCGCAATGATAAACATCGGCTTACCTGCACCAAGTTTGATATTGGTTTTATCGAGATCGATAAGATTACTCGAAGCAGCATCGGCAGTGATTGTTTGATACAAGTCGGCGTCTGTTCCAGCACTGTAAGTATGCGTGAAAACATTATTAATATCGTACATCTTTAGTACTCCTTGAATTAAATTTTTCGTAACGTTTTAAGCTGATGAATTAGCTTACAGTCGCCTGAACGTTAGTTATCTGAGCAACTTCACGAACCGGGATACCCCAAAATCTCAGAACTGGCTGAGCGAAAGGTCCTTCGCCTTCTTTAGCTACGAGGAAAGCGTTACCTTTTTCGTTGGCGCGTTTCATCATCTGAGCTTTAATGGTTCTATTGCAGTAAATAACCGCACCCATCCCACCATCTTCGAGGTCGTTATAGGCATCGATGAGCAATTCTTCATCAAAGCTAAAGTCGTCAACACCATCGATGTTACTGGTTGAAATATTACAGAGACGTTTAACCATGCGGGGATCAGCGATGTCGATACCGAATGCTATCTGGAACCAGCTCTGCATTGCTGGATACCTGGCACTGGAGTTGTTTGGATCTGCTACGAGGTTCTCACCGAAGTCACGCATCTTGATCGGTGATCCACCTTCGCCGCCGCCCTGACCACGAGGATAGAGCAGGTTGACCTTTTTATGGCCATACTGGAAGATGTATATACTGGTTTTGTTTGCTGTGGCGGAAGCGTTACCGCCTGCGTTATCGTAGACGTAATCGCTACTCAAAGCATTATAGTCGCTTCTGTTGTTAATACCGTTGACCTGAAGGGGATTTGTACTTCTGTTACCGTCAAATATACGGCTTACGTGCGTCTTGGTCATGCCATTGATGAAGAAAGCATCTTCTTTGGCTCTGGCCATTTGCCATCCACCAGCTGCACCACGGAGCAAGTCGGCATCTGGTTCGCTGAGTCCTGCTAAGAGTGTAGTCGGCTCGTTTACTACTTCTGTTACGCCAGCTTCTTTCTTAACACCTTGACCGTACATGCGTTCAGAACCGGTAGGCTCTGTTACAGAACGGGTGTGTTGATGGCTGGAGCCATCATTACAAGGAATCCATGTAGAATCCTGTACGATAGCGTTTGTCTGACTGAGGATGTCTACTATATCAGCTAAAGTTCCGTTAGGATCTTCTCTGCGTACAATCTCAGCCAGCGTTAGATTTGTTCCTAAAGCAAGTGTTGCCATGATTAAACTCCTAAAAATTAATGTTAATAATTTTCGGAGAGTAATCTGACATTCAGGCCCTCCTGACACTTACGGCTGTTAGCCGGGGAACTCTTTATTCCCTAAGCATCAGGCCCGCTAAAAAAAGCGAGT